CCGAACTTTTCAACCTCAAGCACTGCGGAGTCGAGCTTTCTCCTTATCTTCATCTCGTGCAGTAGCTCGTGATCCAAGAAGCGCTCCACAGGGCGCGCGTAATCCTCCCAGGTAGCGGAGCGTGCTGTCGCTGAGACCATCTGGTTTAGCGCAAACAAGGTCGTCATAGTCCGCGCATGGACAGCTTCCACTGCGACAGCAGTTAGCGGGATCACTATTGTTGACGCCCCTGTAAACGGGAACGTCGCTCTCTTCGTGGTTGGCTCTGCCCAGTAGTCTTTCTGCCAGGAGAGCAGCCTGTCCATCCACGGATTACGCTCCATGTAATGGTTCAGCAGCTCTGTTTCGAGATAAGAAACGAGACGCTGCCGTGTATCAACGTCCAGATTCAACTGCCTTGGGTAATCGGGCACTTAGAAGATTCTCCCGAGCACGTATCCAACCCCCGTACCAGTTCCGATGAGCTTTAGCCGATAAAGAAAAGACGGCCCAGGACATACTGGAAACGGGTTGTACGTCAGCTTTGGGGTACCAACAGTGTCAGCATCCAAAGCGACGAGAACACCGGGAATAAAAACCTTAGAAATCGCAAGCTGACCCGTACGAGCGCTATAACTACTAACCAAGGCAGTATCACCAAAGTGATCAGAGCCGTGATATTGTAGTACAGGCCAGATATTAGGCCGATCCTCGGGAGGAGTGTTGACTGGGAACCACTGAGTGTCAACAATCGTCCGTTCGACAAGGATCGGAACGGTGTCAGTTGTATGCTTTCGCCTTTTCCAGACCTTGAGTGAGTCCTCAAACCAGTCTGGGAGTGTCTTGACTGTATCATACTTCGGCACAATCACCGGGATTTGCACTCTGTCCACAACTTTTCGTGGAAAAAACTCCCGAGTGAGCAGGGAGGTGGTGACTCCCACGATGGTTATGAGCAAAAGTTCGCTTTTCACGGTGCCTCAGACGAGGTCTATGGCCGAGTAGCCGGTCTCAACATCTTGGTTATAGAAAAACTCCTCCTCTTTCTTCTGCATCAACGCGAACTTACCTCTCGAGAGTCCCGGCATCCACACTTCAGGGCCGTAAGCGAGAGCATCGAGCATGTGAATCTTCCGATTCGCCCCGAAAGTGTCAAACTCTTTGATCATCTCGGCTGTGTCGTCACCTACAGGCGACTGAACCTTCTCTGGGTTCGCCGCAAAATGAATCAAACCGGCGCTCCAGTAGTTTTGCAACGACCTTACACGCGCTGGCTTCGAGAGTGACTTACCTCCAACGATCGGACCAACAGGGACGATATTGAAATACTGCCCTCTCCACAACATCTCCCTCTCGAACCAGACCTTAAACAGTCCAGAGAACAACACTTCCTCGATCGCCATCAAGCGCGGTTGCCACCGAGCGACCAACTTGAACGTGTTATCGCATGCTTCAGGTGGCTTCCACTCTCTTTCCAGACAGTTCAAGACGAAGATCCTGTTGAAACTGTCCGATCCTGTGACTACCAAACCTCCATAACCAGACATTGCAGGGTCGTACAGGATGCAAATGTCAAGATCACGGACGTTAATTCTGGTCTGCGACTTGCCGGAAAAGACTACCAGTTGATTGTAACTTACCCAATGGTAGAATCTCTTCCAACTCTTGTCAAACTCTGTTGCTCCTTCTTCGGGATCGTTAGCGTACTGTGCGCTGAAAACCTTTCTGTTCTTCCGAAGAATCGCTAGATTCGTCGAAGTAAAGCCTCCTTCAGGAAAGATAGGCGCTTTCTCAGGTGTACCATCAGCGAGAAGACGACCCGTGAGCTCCTCGACCCCCCGAATATAGCGAAGCAGCTCATCGCCATAGCGCTCGTGAATGTGCGAGTATAGATCATCGAACGCCCAGCGAGTACCGATCAGGTCGAAACAATCTACACCAAAGTCTGAAAAGAAGGCTTGAATGTTATCAAACCATTCTTTTGCTGCCATCATGATCGTATCGGAGTCGCGAGCCTTATCTCCGATCAGGTCATCAAACTTGATGTAGTTGTAGTGACGCCCCTGCGACTTTCCACCAACACCCATCGTATCTATCGTCGGCTCTGGCCACGTCTGACTGCGTGGAAGCTCCAGTTCGTGACGATTAATACGGTGACGACGCGGCGATGGCACACATTCTGGAAACAAGCCCATTAACAACGTATTCGTCATGAAATGCCCTGTGATCGCGAACAGGAAGTTTGATGCCTGTCCGTCAGTCTCATGGCAAATCAAGAGCCTACAATCTGTGCCTAGGTTGCGAGGATGTGGCTGGTTCGAGAGAACGTCTGGCAACACGACCTGAATCGAGTCGCCAATCGTGCATATAGTTGACTTGAAATGACCGCGAGGCAAAAGAATCTCGCGAAAGCGCCATGTCGAATTTCTTTCCATCCAGCTGCAGAGATGACCATGTAGTCTGGGCGAAAGCCGGTCGTAGCCAAGGACCGCTGTATTGAGCCAGAACAGATCATTCTTAGCACGCTGTCGCCAATGGTTGTATGTCTCAGTGTCCAGCTCACGAAACTTCTTCTCGACCTTTGCCTTCTGTTCAGAAAGGTGTTCTTCGGATGTGAGCGACTTCCATTCTTCATCCGAGTAAACTCCTTCAAATTCGAAGTTACGGAGCTGAAGCGTCACTGATTTCCGCCTCGACAGGCTGCGCAGAATTCAGACGCTTTGCCTCATCTGCGAGCGCTGTACCCTTTATCAGGCGATCAAACTGGTGCTCAGAGACGATGAGTGCCCTGTTGATATGTGTACCAGTGTCCTCAGGTTGAATCTTTCTTGTTCCCTTGAGAAGTGTGATTGCCCGATCGAAGATACCGAGAGGATTCTTCTCTGCCAGCTTATCGTCGTTCATTATATCTTCGACGCGCTGCATTGCCTTCTCGGTGACCGTCTCCAGTCGCTGTTCGATCGTCCGCATCGCCTTACCGTTGATACGAGCGATGACGAGCTTACGAACGATGCCAGCCTGTTCCGTCTTGAGGATGTTGGTAACGTGCATCTCGGTGAAGCCCATACGAAGGGCAATCTCCGAGCGCTTGTACCCCATACAATCGAGGAGAACCACTTCCTCGTAGATGGGATGCCATTCCTTCGGATTCCACCGTGGACGAGTTATGCGCGCCCGCCGATTGGTCCGGTTCTCCTTCATGTCGTCTGGGAGATCCGGATTGATCTGCGTCTCGATCAAGTTCGGAGCAGCCATTAGCCCTTCCTGTTGCCTAGGCGTCTCAGTTGCTTGTTGTACTCACGGATCTTCTTTCCCATCTGTCCTTGCTTCGGAGGAGGGATACGAGACCCCTTGTAGACAGATGGTTTTCTCTTTGCCATGTTACTTCTTCCTCTTCTTCGACTTCACCTTCTCAGGCAGCTTGTTGTACGCAGTCGTGTGCGAGAGATATTCCTTCCCCACACTCCTTGGAATCCCCGCCTTACCCTTTCCATGCGCAGCTGCCTGCATCGCACGGAATTGAGCTTTGGACTTAACTGGCATCTCAACCCTTCACTCTCTTGAGATGGGGATTCGCACGCTTTGCAGCAGCTGAAGCGCCCCGAGTCTTGGAGGCCAAGATTGCACTTGCGCGCTCCTTGGAAACTCCCTGACGCTCGGCGATCTCTGAGGCGACAGCCTTGAATCCCGGGTGAGACTGTCCGCCTTTGTGTTTCTTGTATGACATGTCATCTCTCCTGATTCACCAGCTGATTCGCCATCGCCTTCTTGGCGAAAAAGCAGGCTTCCTCCAGCTTCGTGCGAGCGATGGCCATCTCGCGCCCGCCACCACCGCAAGTGTCCTCAAGCTCTACGAGGAGATTAGAGAAACTAGCAGCAATGAGTCGCGCCTTCTCTTTCCCTGTCTCGTTGAGCATGTGAACAGTGAACTCTGGTCGAGGCATCTTCAGCTTCCGAACAGCTTCTTGACGCGAGCCTTCACCTTCTGACCAACGGTGGAGTCAGGAGTAGAGACGAAGGTCTCTCCCATCTTCGCTGCCGTCTTACGCATCGCTGCGCCACGAGGGCCATACGCCTCTACCATGAGAGAATCCTCCGGTGTGACTGGAGGCTTCCCAAGGCGACGATCAGCGTTGGCACGATGACGGTTGTATGATGAACCACGAGTGGGATCAGACAACGGAGCACCCCCCGAACTTCTGCGTCCACTTACGAGAACGCGTTTGAGAGTTGAGCAGACGACAGATCGCGTATGCCTCGAAACGCTTGAGAGGGAAACGTGAATCTGCCGAGATCAAGAACTTCTGATTATTGACGTAAATGTCATATCCGACATGAACGCCGTTATGAGCTTTCGAGACAACGTGAAAAGGTGCGAGCACCGCCTTTCTCGGCTTCGCTGTGCCGATGAGCTTGGTCATCAGTCGATCGCGCCGTAGATGCGCTTGTGTATGATGAACGTGCGATCTGCGCCGTCAGCTGCCGAGAAATGGATGCGCCACGCAGCCGAGAGAATGAGCGACGCTTTGAAGTTCACGACGACGCCCGCAGCTCCGAGAGGAACGGCAGTCGGAGGAGCTGCCCATGTCGCAGCAGCTGTTGCCTGCGCGAGCGTCTGACCTTTGAGCTGGTAGTCTACGTCGAAGTCCAACGAGATCTGAACGGTGGCTGTGGCGACGAGTCCGGAAGGAGACTTGATGGCTATGTCTTCAGCGTCAGAGATCGTTTGGTTCGAGATCATGGCAGAACTGTCTGTGGCGCCAGACGCAACAGTTACGTCCCCGACTCTTGCGAAAGATAACATAACCAGTCTCCAGGTCTGTGGAGCTATGGGTACAGGATATACACCAGTATAATAAAAGGTCCATCCATACGCAAGTCCCAGTTTCCGCGTGAGACGCATGGACGCGCCCGACTAACGTTTCCATGCGCGAACGGACGAAGTGTGCAATTATCTAAGAGTCGAACTTGTCTTTAGCGGCTAAATCCGAGGTGTGTTCTTTAAACGAGATACATGTCCATTTTCCATGGCACAAATGGTTGGGGACTTATGTTATATAATTAAGGATCGAGTTTCCCCCCTACGGGGGGCTGCAAGTCTTGGCATAGCTGCAAGAAGCTGCACTGGTGCGAGGTCTTGCGCTCGGACGGGGCCGTGCAAGTAAGCGCTTGCTTGCGCCCGACCCAGGACACTTGCGAATGAGAATCATTTTCAGGTATCTGCTGGTGTGGCGGATTGTCACAACAAGTTGTGGTGCCCGATCCCCGAAGCGCTCCCGATCCGCCCGTTGCCAACATTTGCACTATCTCGTAACCCGTTGCTCCACAACGAGATACGATTGCGGCACGAGACCTGCTCTACCAGTAATCGCCACCGGGCGCGCGGCACGGCGCTTGCGTAGTGAGGTGGCGTCGGGCGCCCTCACGGGCGCACCGCTCCGGCGGGAACCGGACACATACCCGAGGGGGGAATTGTGGCTCACGCTATCGGGTGCATAGGCTCCGGTATGGACCTTCGCACCAAAAAGCGGGAGCCTATGACCAAGGCGCAACGTGCGCGCAACAATTCGCTCGTTCCGCGCAAGGTTCGGAACCAGACACGCGCAATAGGTTTCATTCTGGTGTCGCGTGATGGGGACAAGCCCAAGGTCAAGGCTATCCGGGCGGGGCATGGTCACCACTATCAAGTGGCGCTCATGTTCGCCAAGGTGGAGATCATGAAGGACAAGGACGGGAAACCGTTGACGGTCAAGCGTCCCAAGTAGGAACGTGACCGCGAGGGCGAAGCCTAGCCCAGAGGGGACACCCTAGACTGGTGTGTCGTCGGCAGGTTCGAATCCTGCTCGCGGTATTGACGAGGTTCCATCTATTCCATGCATCCACATGGAAGACGGGGGGGTGCCCCTTCCCCCTCTGGCACCTCAGTTCTCTCTATAAAAATAATATATATAGAGAATAACTGAGGAGTGAGGGCGGGAAGGGGTGGGGGGTGGGAATCCACATGGATGCATGGAAGAAATGGAAGCTGGTCAGGTTCGGCTCGTATTCGGGTTGACAGGCCAGGCTGGTGATGTTAGCTTAGATTTAGTCACTAAAGACGAGGTGATGCGGAAGTTCTGAGGTGAAGGGAAGCGCAGAGAATTGCGCTTTAGCGGGCGTGTGGAAGTGTGTGTCCGCCCACCCGTTAGCGGGACTTGACAGAAACGGGCGACCGTGTTATATTGCGGTCACGTTGTACGCAACAAGCTCTTTGACAACCGATACGTGAGCGCTGGTCCAACCTCGTAGGACTACCGAAACATCGGAGAAAGGTGGACCAGATGAAGGCCGTGCTCCAGGACAAGCCCGTCACGACCAATCACGAGAAGCTCGGGAAGATCGAGTTTCCGGTCGAAGTGATGCAGGTCGAGACGAACGAGGAGATGGTGACGGACGCGGGAGGCGCCGAGTCCCTGCGGGATTTCTACAACGGGAACCGCGCCACGAACGCGAAGAACGCAGCTCGTGCCTACGCGAGGAACTTCGAGGTTCCCGAGGGCACCGATCTGACTCCCGAGAAGATCGCGGAGCTGAAGGCGGAGATCACGGCGAAGGGACAGAAGCTTGCGCTCGATTACACCCCGAGCGCCGACACCGAGCGTGGACCGAGCAAGGCGAAGAAGGCCGCCGCGTTCGACGACATCGCCGTGCACCAGGTGCAGCGGGTCGCCGACTGGCTCGCCTCCCTGTTCGCGGAGCGCGCGCAGCGGGCTGGAAGCGAGCGAAGCTCGTCGGGCTGGGAGTCCCTGGCCGAGGAGTCCATCGGCTCGCTCCAGCCGAGCCCCGAGCTCGAGGAGGCGCTGCGCGAGGCCGCAGAGGCCGTCGAGGCTCGCAGTCCGAGCCGAGAGCGGTC